CCACCTGGCTGATAAATGATGCAGGCTCATAAGGCCAACCAAGCACAGCGTTGAGCACAGCCTTCTGAGCTTTGGTGAGCCCTGATGTCCTGATGAGCTCGATAAGTTGACCGCTCGTCATGTCCACCTGAGGAGGTGGAGCGGGCTGAGGAGGGGTGACAGGCTGAGGTTGGCTGACCTTCTTAGGTAAGCTCACCACGCTGAAGAAGTCATAGGGGTTGACCATGCCTGACATAGCGCGGTCGAGCTCAGCCAAGGAGCTCCAAAACCCGCGCCCCATAGGAGTGTGCATCCCTCCCACGTTGCGACCCCACACCATAAAGACGCTGAAGGGCTGAGCGTGGTGGAGAGTAGTGCTTTGTGGTGGCGCTCGATAGATGCCAAGGGCTACCACCCATAGGGCGTCAGCGCTTTGAGCTGCCTGTTGGAGCTCGAGGAGGCGTGAGCCCATCCCCTCTAAGACCTGACCCATGACGTCATAGGGCTTTGAGACGTCCTCAAGCTTGACGTAGCGGGTCTTGACCTCGAGCGCCGCCACCACCTCAGCGTCACGCTTGGCTAGGATGAGGTCGCAATACTTACCAGGGTCAGGCCATTGAGGGTGATGAGCCTCAAGCGGGTGAGGTGTTTCATGGAAGTTACCCCACCGCGCGCTCTCAATGATGCTGATGAGTAAGCCTTGGAACCTGTTATGAATTCTTGTCGTGGCTGTTTTCATGTCCTGCTCAGTCCAAGCTGGGGCTAAGACAGGGCGGTTGATTTTAAGAGGGTGGTGTGTCATATCTGTCCTTGGCTGCTTGTAGCCTTCCCCATGTGGAGCTCCTTGAAGGTGTGGACATGTGAAGCATGGGGAAGGGTGTGAGCTTTAATTATGCCAGCTGTTTAACGTGGCGATGAATATAGTCCATAACAAATGGAATACAGGATTTATGGAACCACTCACCATGAGAGTGGAGGCCGCGCGCGGTGAGGTCTAGGTGAATATCCTTTTCAAAAATTGCGGCGCCTACTATGTAGCGGTCAATGCTGAGCACTAATGGTGAGCCTGTTTGCAGCGCCACAAGTCTGCGAGACGGAACCTTGGAGCTTCCAACCTTAACCAAGTCACAGCCCTTGGCCTTGATGATATAAAGGTGATAATGACCTTTAAGTCCAACATTCACCCTGTTGGAAGCTGTAGCTTCATCTGCATGTACCTTGCGAGCACCTGAGCTATCAAACTGATGGACAGCGTTGATCTGATCTGCAAAGTCTTTATTTTCACGCTTCCACCTATATACAACTGTGTCAGATAGGCCTGCATCTTTACAGGCTTTCCTAAAGGTGTGGCCTTGGCTCAATCGCTTTAATAGAAGGCTTATTTGCTGTTGAAGGCTTAGATTATATGGCCCTGTCAGCTGTGGTTCAACCTTTAGCTTACCTGGATGATATCTAGGGGCCATTTCATTGACTAGGGCTCTGAGCTGTTCATCTTTGGCCATATGGTTGTAGAAGTTTGAGCGTGGTATCTCCAAGCGTTTTAAAGCGTATCTGATAGAGTAACCAGACTGTAGCAGCTTCAACACATCTGAGTATTTATGGCTTTCAGCTTGAGCCTGCTTCTCTCCAAAGCTGAAGAGGGGGAGCTTAGCTATCGTCTCCACTGTCATCTTTGTCCTCCATCATTACGTTAGTCTGCTCAATCATGGCGATCACCTCAGGGATGCCGTCAGCCTTCTTGGCTGTGATCTCCACTTCTTTCTTATCGCCATAGCGGTCTGGCCTCATCTTGCCTAGTAACCACATGAGCGCCTTGGTGTCATCCTTCCTCTGTATTGCTCCACGGAGCTCCACAAGCACCTGACCCTCTGCCTCATACTGAGCATCTTGAACTGCCTCAGCGAACTCCTCATGTGCATCAAGCCAGTTATAGAGTGTTCGCCTACTGAGGTGAGCACCTACACAAGCGGCCTCTTTACTGTGCCCCACCTTCAACAGGTCTAGGAAAGTCTCTGCTTTGTCTTTATTTTGAGGAGCATAAGGACCTGTCCTCGCGGGCGCGTTTGTGCCATTTGTGCTTATATCACCCGCCTCACGCGCCGCTAAACCCTTCAGATCATCTGCTGTCTTACTCATCTAGGTAGTCCCTGAGCTTTGCTCTCATTCGCCTCATCCCAGCGTGGATGGTGTTGTAATTTATACCATGCTCTCTGGCTGTGTCCCTTATCCTGAGATTAGAGTGATTCAACAGGTGATTCATGGCCACAGTCTCAAGTGGGCTCTTGGCTAGGCCCATAAGGTGAGCTTTGTCCATCTCATGAATCCACTCAGCCTCTTGGTTGCGCCTGTCGCTCCATAGCGTTGAGCGCTCATTGATGTGAGCCAAGGCGGTGGTCTGTAGGTTGCCTCTGTGCTTTGAGCCTCTGAGGTGATTGAGAGCGCGCCGCTTCATTGTGCTCATGATGGCGGCGTCGAAGTCCTTATCTAGCCTGATGAGCTGATAACCTCTGTCTAGCATGTAAATACAAGTCTCAGAGTAGACCTCTTCAGCATCCCATATCTCAAGGCTGTAGTTGCGCTCTACAAAGCTGACCAAATAGTCACGCATGGCTACTAGGCGGTCACCCATCAATCTCTGTCTTTCAGTCTCATCCATCAAGTTAGTCCTCTCCACTAGGGAGCTCCATCAATTCAGGGCCATGAGCTCCCATCAGGTGACCAGGTGGCTGGCCCTTGGTTGCTTATGGCGTTGCGCTCGCTCGATTGCTTAGAGCTAACAAACTGCCAAGTGTCGACCACCACGTCAACGTCTAGCTGTTTAACGCCATTCTTTTCCCATGTGTTGGTCTTAAGCTTGCCTGTAATGGCGAGCGTATCACCCTTCTTCACATGGTTGAGGATAGCCTCAGCGGTGCGCCTGAAGGCCACACAGTTAAACCACTGTGTATCCTTTTCCCCGCCCTTCTTTCGTGAGTCCACAGCCAAGCTAAACTTAGCAATCCCACCATCAGCCCCGCGCGCCTCTGGGTCCCTGCCAACGTTGCCAATCAAAATGATATGGTTCATAGTCTCTCCATCAATGGGGTTAGTGAGGAGCAGAGAGGAGGCAATATGGCCACCCTCAAGCCCTCGGTCCCTTAACACATGAGAGGCATACCTGATGGAGAATCATAAATCAATAGGTGGAGGAGGTGTGACATTGGTTGACGTGATGGGCGACCCCCTGAGCGTGGTCAATGCGGCGCGCGTGAGCCTTGGCAAGCGCTCAGAGGAGATGGATGAGAAGGATTGGAAGCTTGTCCATTATCTGTGGATTCATGAGCACACCTCACCCTTTCGCCATGTTCAATTTCAGTTCCATATCAGAGCCCCAATCTTCGTGTTGCGCCAATGGATGAAGCATCAGGTGGGCTGTGCATGGAATGAGATCAGCGGGCGCTATGTGAGGTTTGATCATGAGGCATGGGAGCCCCAAGAGTGGAGGCGAGGCGCTGAGCATATCAAGCAAGGGAGCGCGGGGCCAATGGCTGAAGATGACGCCCTTAGAGCTGGGATGATTTATGACAGGGCGATTGAGGCGAGCTTTAAAGCTTATGAGGAGCTACTCAAGGCGGGTGTGGCTAAGGAGCAAGCGCGCGCTGTGCTTCCCCTCAGTCTCATGTCAGAGTGCTATTGGACCTGCTCACTCCATGCCCTCATCCACTTCCTCAAGCTCAGGCTTGCCCCTCACTCACAGTCAGAGATAAGGGATTATGCTTATGCGGTCAGGGAGCTCGTGATGGAGTTGGATGGGATGAGCCGCCTCATGTGCTACTGTGTTTAACCCCACCCATCATCCACGCCAGCGCGCCTGTCATGGCCTACCATCTTCACAGGCTTGCCAAAGATGGCGCCAAGCCTAGACCTCACAGCGCTGTTATTGTCACAGAGGTCTTTAGTGATGACTCTGGGAGTGAGGTTGGAGGTGCAGACCACAGCGAGGCTCTTAGCTGCCCACCTGTCATAGATAGCGCCTATCATCTCTCTAGTCTGTGACTTATACCAATCTGACCAACGTCCACCGCCTCCAAGCCCTCCAAGCTCATCAAGACATAGGAGGTCAACACGCTCGAGTATCTGATGAAGGTTGAGCCCCTCAGCCTTCCATGATGCCCTTAGGTCGGTGAACCAACCCTCATGAGTGAGGAACAGCGCGCGCTTCCCTTGAAAGACAGCATGCTTGACTAGGATGTGGAGGATGGTGCTCTTACCATTCCCAGGAGCTCCCCACAGCATCACGGCGGGTGGGTCTAGTGGCTGAGTGTTGCCATGTATCCAATCGAGCACAGCGCCCACCCGCTCCTTTTGCTCAGGGCTGTCCCACTCATAGCCTGTGATGGTGTGCTGATGAGCCACATAGGGAAGCTTGGCCTCCTCGAGGCGCTCAAGGCGCTTCCTGAGCGGGTGACAGATTGGGCAACGCTTAGCGGTGGGCGCTGTCTCCCCATCTCGCTCAGTATAGACCCACCCATCGTGAGCTGTGCATTGATCACAGTAGGGGAGGGGATTTGTTGAGAGGTAGCCTGAGGAGCTCACCCACTCTGAGGGTGGGAAGTTCTCAGCGTTGAGGCCGTTGTAATTCACCATGCGTTACTGTCTCCATTCGTCGCGCCGCTCATCCATGCTTGGTCAGCTTCTAGTATCTTCCTCTGTTGATCAACAGTCACCTTAAAGCTGGTAGGTGGTTTTGGTTTTGAGGGTGTGTCACCTGTGGCCTCACCTCCATAGTAGACCGTCACCCAATCAATGACTGAGCGTGGAGCTACCTTGGCTTCCATCATCTCCTTGAATAGCTTGTCACCATCTTGGCGGTTCCATAAGCAGAGGCGCACGTCATGACGTCCATAATCATTGAGGATGTCTAAGACCTCACGCTTGTAGTTGAGCTCATCATGAATCTCATCAAAATAAAATAAATCACCTCGCTTGACCTCTGAGCTGACCTTGACCTCAGGAGCTCCCCAAGCTCCATCCCACTCCAAGGCCTTGACCTGCTCAGGCGTTGGCTCCTCATCAGAACAGATGAGTTTTGAGTGTGGATAAGTGTGAGGCTCATCCATGCTGACGTGACGCTTACAGCGCTCACACCACTCAAAGCCATCCTCAAGGAGCCCACGCTTCACGCGCGGCTCTGGCTCAGGCTCTGAGCTATTGATGTTAGATTGATTATTATTGTTATTATATTGATCTATATTGATATTGGGTGGCGAAAGTGACACCCCTCCTGTGTCACTTATGACACTACCCCAGTGGCGTTTATGACACCCCTCCTGTGTCACATCTGACACCTCACCTGTGTCACTTTCGCCACTAGTGTCACTTTCGCCACTAGTGACAGATTTGGCAAGATCACTTGTTTTGTCACCCATGTCACTTTCGCCACTAGTGTCACTTTCGCCACTAGTGTCACTTGTGACATGAACAGGATCAGCCTCTGCTGGTGGTGTAGTCTGTGGTCGGCCATCAAGTATGCTCTTGACGAGCTCCACATTTAAGCGGGTGTCAGCTTTGTGGTGTAGGCGTGGGACATCTGAGCGAAGCTCAACCATGCGCTCAAGCCACCCTGCTCTCTTGAGTGATGCCAGGTGACGCTTGACCTGTCGCTCACCTTGGCTTGACACCTTGGCAACATCTCGAGCACTGACCTGACCTGTCCAAGTATGCCAATCAAGACGAGTACACAACATGATCAGGGTATACTTTTGCGCTGTGGTTAAAGTCTCATCAAGGCCAATCGCCCGACGTACATCAAACTCTTTCATAAGAGCTCCTCTCGTTTGTGGTGCTCTATATATAAAGTCTTTGTTTGGCTCGGTCAAACTTAATTTGTTGGCTGTGTGAAAATATTTGTTGACTTAGTGTGTGAGACATGGCACAAGGGATCATCAACACATGACAAGGAGCCACCATGAAAGAGCGCCTAAAGAGAGACCTCAAAGCAGGTCGATATAACTTTGGTCACCTGGCAGAAGAAGCCAATGTCAACCGATCCTACCTGAGCCAGATTCTTAATGGATCAGTCACACCATCAATCAAGGTTGCAACCTTAATCGCTATGGCAGCCAACCGCCTCACAGAGTCCACCACTTACACCCCTGACATGTTCATCACCATCACCAAGGAGCTCCACCAATGACCATGACTTTCCTCCTCTGCTGTCTTATCGCCATCGCCTTTGGCGTCTCTGCTCTCATCGCTGACAAGCTCACCAAGCCAGCTCCTGAGCCAAAGCGTGAGCGCCTCCCCTTTGTCTCTCGTCACCTTCAGCCTAATGAGATTGCTACCCTCATTCATCAGCTTCACATTATTGACAGCATCAACCCCATCACCCCTGAGAGCTATCACAATCAAACACGCTACACACTTGAGGAGCTTATCAGCGCTCGCCTTGGTCGTGCCTTCCAGCTCACCTCAAGGGATTGGTTCCACATCATGCGCGCCTGGTACGTCACAAGAGGACAAGACAGCGCTGAGCGTATCGAGCGCCTTGACCTCCGCCTCAAGCTTAACATCTGACCCACACCACACTCACACGAAAGCAGCCACACTATGACTATCTACACACCACGCAACCTATCAGAGGCTAAAGAGATTGCCTCACTAATCAGCAATAAGCCCCAAGACTGCCTGAGGCTACACGCCGCCTTTGGCTCTCACTTTGGTGGGGACATGGCGGTAACTCAAGCCAATTGCTACATGTTGAGCGGTAAGCCCTCACTCAACGCTGACGCTATGGCGGGCGTGGTCAGGCGCTCTGGGCTCTGTCGCTTCATGCTCATCAGCTCATGGGACACAGATCACTGCACATACCAGTGCGCTCGACACGATGAGCCTGAGGCTATCGTCCACACGTTCACATACACCATTGAGATGGCTAAGGCTCAAGGGCTGACACGCAACCGTAATTGGTCACAGATGCCAATGCAGATGCTGAGAGCGCGAGCGCTGACCATGGCTCTGAGGGCGGTCTATCCTGACGCTGTCAGCGGGATGTATTCACCTGACGAGCTGGCTGACAATATGAACATGAGCGACAGCGAGCGCGCCAAGATCAGCGCTGAGAGTCTAGGTGAGGAGCTCCGTGAGCCCACAACTCAGCCACGCCCTGTGAGCGCGCCACCTGCTCCCCCTTCACAACACCAAGCGATTGAGAGCGCGCCACCTGAGGACGCTGACACACCACCCGCGCTCAAGAGTCTCAGCCCTGATCAGCGCCCCACCCCTCAGCATGTGGTCACACGCCTCCTAGATGTTGCCACTATGGGCTCATTAGATGAGGAGGATGGGAGCGTTGAGCCGTCAGATTGGGATGAGGTTGACCTCAAGCTGGTTACTGAGCGCGCCACCCAGGTCAAGACATGGAAGGATGTTGAGGTCTACGCCTCAGCTCTGTGGACTGTGGCGAGCAAGCCCTCCAACGCCTGCCCTGATGAGCTTGATGAGCTCCTCAAGACTATCAAGAGCCTGGGCTATACTGAGGCGCGCTTAGGTATCTTCTGAGCTCAGGCTCAGCGTGGAGGGGCATACGTCACCACCCCATGAAAGAGATGGAGATAATGAGTAAAAAGTTTGATCACATGAAGCCTGACCGCAGAAGCACATGGTTTAAAGACCTTACACAGGATCAGCGGGATGCACGCCTCAAGCGCCTGAGAAAACGAAATCGCGCTCGTAAGCTACTTGAAGCCAGTGGCCATCGTGCTCTTGATCATCAAGAGGTGATTGAGTATTTACTTTGGGCAATCAATGGAAGCTTGGGATGGCCAAAAGACGCCATAAGGAGATTGCGTGTCTCTCGTATTGGTTCAGTTCGTCAGCTTGAGTCAATAATTGAGCATAATGAGATTGTTTCAGAGGCTTGGCTGAAGCTTTTAAGGAGAAGGCAAGCGATGAAGGATTTAGATATGGCTAAGACCTCAGAGGAGCTCGCCTCAGCCTATGAGTATTTTCTAAAGAACCTCCCCTTTGCTGAAGATCAAGCCTGAACCTTGACGCATACCCGCTGAGGTGGTACCCCATAAGCCTCCTTGAATGGAGCTCACCTTTCGGCGAGGTGATCTACATGGCCTCTAAGCGTCTACTCTTTAACAGGAGAGGCTCAGCGCTTAGGGGCCTTCTTATATCAACAGGCCAGCGCCCCATAAGCGATGACCGCCACCAAAGCGAAGGCCCACGCATTGTCTCCAATCCGCTCAGCTATGGGGTCAGCCCAATAGCTTAGGAAGCAGACAAGGAGAAGGACAAGGGCGCTGTGTGTCACGTTGTGATGGTGCATTGACCTGAGGAGCAAGCGGGCTCAAGCTGGGCGTCATAGTAGTCTGAATCAAGATGGTGAAGGTCTACACCTGACCAATCAATCTTGGCAAGCTTTAACCACACCTGCTCAGACTCAGAGCCTTCCTCCACAGTCTCATAGGGTGCGTTCTCATATTTCTTATCACCAAACCAACCAAGGAGCGCCACGCCTCTGAGCTCGCTCCTTGCATCCCATAAGAAGTCAGCTACATCAGCCCACTCATCAGGCTTGACTGTGCATGTATTGGAGACGTTGTGAGTCAGACCCTCAACCCTTGTCTGCTCACTCCCTGGCTTGACCCAGTGCTGATAGACAAGCCTCACCCTCTTGAGGTGGTCAAGCGCTGTGTCATTCTCCCTAGTTAAAGCCCCCTCAGGAGCTGAACAGGCAAAGGCCACAACGCCTGTATGCTCATCGAGCTCCACACACGCCTCAGGTACTTTGGCCCACAGCTCAGACCATACAGGATTGACCCGCGCGATTCTCATGCGCCTGATGTAGCGGCGAGCGTGGAAGGGGTGAACCCCCGCGCTTGTCCCTGCCACAGTTGAGGTGTTCCCGCTTGGCTTGATGGTGGTGACGCGTGAGGCGGTCTTGATGCCAATGGCCTTGGCGGTCTTGGCGTTCTGCTCGACACAGACCCGCGCCCCCTCCTCTAAGAGCTCAGGATTAAACATGAGCTCAGGCGCTGCACACATGCCTGTGATACTGACGCCAATGAGCGCCTCTTGTCTGAGGATGACCTTGGTGGCTAGGAGGAGGTAGCCTTGATGAGTGTAGCCAGCTTGGAGGGTCCCAATGTGAGCGGCTGCCTTGCAAGCCTCAAGGAAGTCCTCACGGCTCTTGACCTTGGCGGCGTTGATCTCTGTGAGGTTGCAGACGCTCCACCCTGACGTCCACTCATAGCCAATCCGCTCATAGTGCTCACGACGCTCAAGGAGCTCCAAGCTGACATGAGTGACCTGCTCACCCTTAGGGTCTGTGATGATGTAGGGGAATAGACCAATCTCAGCACATGGGTTAGTCCCATGATGTGGGTTGGCTTGCCATAGGACACCAGGCTCACCCCATTGGCGCGCCATCTCCACCACTTGGTCCACAGTCGAGCGGTCTGCCTCTGTGATACTCAGCCCCGCTGAGATGTTGGCGTAGGCGCGCTGTGGATGGTCAACCCACCATTCACCTGTCTTAGACTCCATCATGAGGTGGTCATCCTCATCAAATATGGCGATGGAGGCTGAGCGCCTGACACCACCTGAGAGGACCGCCTC